TAACAGCCACCCCCGTAACATCACAAAAACCAACCTCCTGCCAATCGGTAAGTGCGCCTACTTGTACAGGCGAAGAATAAGCAGTGGTATTTCCTAAGCCTAAATCGCCATCAACATTATTTCCCCACACCCATAGCTCATAGGCGTAGGCCGCTTGGTAACTATTACTTGCGGCACTTATACCGCTCGGCCCGTAGTCATTAATAGCGGTAACAGTGGTAGTGTAAGATTGACCGTCAGTTAAACCTGTAATCGTAACAGGAGAAGATGTCCCGCTTCCGGCAAAACTTGCGCCAGTAACGGTATCGGTAGCTACTGCCTCATAACTGGTTATCGCACCACCACCCACATCTGAAGGCGCAGTAAAAGCTATAGAGATTGCTAAACTGCCCCCTGATGAAGCTGTCCCAATAGTGGGTGCATCCGGCGCTAATAACGGATTAAAACCAGGGCGTATAAACCCACCAATACGGTCACCTATAGGCATCGCCTACTCCTTAACTAATTACTTCATAGCTTACAGTGTAGGTAATCTTGCTTGCAGTCCCGCTCGTCACAGCAATCGAACTGTCTTCCATTAAGTAGATCGCAGTAGTCTTGTCTACAACAATCAAGGAAGCATCTGCCGGAACTGAAACAGTAGACACAATAGGATAAGCTGTACCACCTGAAGGGGCAGAACCCTGAGCCACATCCCCGTCACTGTAGAGGTCAACGCTCACGTTTACAGCACTGCTTCCGTCTACATTGGCAGCTACTATCTGATTAATTTTGTAAACCTTTCCGCTGCTTGCAGCATTAGGAAGCAAAATAACCGAGGTAGTTGCCGAGGGAGTCAGGTAAGTAGTCTCACCTAAGATGCTTGTTACATTTACTATATTGGGGTTTGCCATTATTTCCTCCTAGAAACCCATTACCATCGCTAATGCGATAGAAAGCCCTGCTGAAACACCAGTTGAGGCTGTTGACTGCCATGTAGTCCCGTTTGATGTGAGTAAGTTACCCGAAGTACCAGGAGCAACTTCTTGAACTGCTGATGTGCCATTACCAAGAACGACACTGTGCTGGGTTATGGAAGCTGCTCCAGTTCCCCCGTTAGCAACAGGAAGAGTTCCCGTCACTCCTGTAGTTAAGGGAAGCCCCGTCAGATTAGTAGCTACGCCACCCGAAGGAGTGCCAAGCGCACCCCCACTAACAAGAACATCTGCCCCGCCTTCCTGTAAATTTCCGGTAAAGTTTGCTGTGGTGTCGGCATAGGCCGCATAACCAGCAGTTCCAAGGGTGTAATACGCAAGTGAAGTCCATGCTGTAGAACCATCACCAGACTTGAGCTTCTTTGTGTCTGTCTCAAGACCCAATTCGCCATTTGAAAGTGTTGGATTAGCAGAAGTCCAGTTTGCGGCTGTGTCTCTGCGAATTTGAATTTTACTAGCCATTATGCTGACCCTCCATCTATTAACGGAATACCTGTGTAATTTGAAGTTGCTGTACCGCCGTCTACACTTGCCGATCCAGCAAGTGCGTCAATGGCTTGTTTGACACGCAGGGGTGAGAAAATCTTACCAGTTGTTTCTGTTCCTGCTTCTGCCTCTGCCTGTGTTGCAAGGTCATAAGCACCGGAAACCGAAATAAAAGAGAGCGTACCTGACCCGTTGGTGGAAAGGACGGTAGACGCATCGCCATCTGCTGTAGGATAAGCTAACCCGCCAGCGGTTAAGTTCGTTGTTGCTAGAGTTGTAAGGCTGGATGTACCTGTACCCGTAATATTTCCGGTTACATCACCAGTTACATCACCAGTGACATCACCAGTGACATTTCCGGTTACATTTCCTGTAATTGCGCCCGCAAAATTAGTGGTCGCAGTAATTACCGTACCGCTAATAGTTCCAGAAGAAGTAATCCCAGTAGATGATAAAGCACCAGTGGTAACGCTAGAAGGATTTGTCCCTAACTCAATGACTGTTGCAGAGTTATTTTCAGTGAACAGGCGTTTATCAGCGGTATTGACCGCTAACTCGCCTTCTACCAAATCCGAACTGCTTGGAACTGCGCTTGCGCTGCTAGAGTTCTTTGTAACAATAGTTGCCATGCTTTGCTCCGTTAATTAAAAAATCGGGGGGAAATTAATCCCCCCCAAAGGATCAAAGGAGATTAAGCATTTACAACCATGTTAAATGCTGCATCAGGACGATAGGTTTTAACGCCATAAATAGTATCAGCGGTAAACAACGTACCTAACCACTCCTGCTTGTACTGGGTCTGAGAGCGAATATTTTGCTGTTCAGCAAGAATAAAGGCTTCCTTGTGGAACAAGGTTGCTGCTTTAAGCTCACCGCCAGCACTATTTTCTGACGCAGTCTCAGTAACAGAACAGTTGGTAGAAACATAAATGTCTATGCCATAAATGTTTCCGATCTTGCCGTTTTGTACGCCTCGTCCGTCAACAAAGTCAGAAGAAACATAACGGTCAATACCCATCATAGTCGAACGCAAAGAAGGTGGAACAACAAAGTATCTTTCATCGAAAGGTACGTCATTGTCATCCATCAACTTAATAAGACCCCTAAATGACGCATCGGTGACGAGGTCTGAAGTTGTTACGGTGTCGACTGCATAGGCAGTTAAACCAGAAGAGGCATCAGTGTAGTAAGAACCAGAACCAACCCAGTTATCACTGGCATCACCAATGTTCTTACCTTCGTTGTGGAGGTCTACGTCCGTCTGGGTAGCAAGCGCATAGCCAGCATCCTCGGTATAGAATCCTCTCATAGAAGCTAATGCTTGAATTTCAGCAACATCTTCCATCAGCTTTGAATACTCGTAGTGCTTGTTAATTGCAACCTGCACTTCGCTTTCTGTATTCGCCTGAACAGTGACCGCCGTTTTTGCTGCTTTGGCAGTCGCCGAACCCCTGGTGGGAGCTGGTATATGGATGGTGTCGCCCTTCTTACCTACCATGGGTAGCCGTTTTACAAGGCCAGCCATTACTAGGCGTTTTTCGTATGCAGCGCGTATTTCATCACTCCATAGCTCGGGTATAAAATTTGCCTGAGTAGTAGTATCACTAAAACCACCCGTGGCTGGATATACTGAAGTAGCCATCGTTTAATTCCTCAAAATTAATTACGAATTACACGACCCTCAAGGTATGCCAATTCAATTTCTTTACTTCGATTGTCATAGGTTTCTGGGTCTTCTATTTTGAGTTTTCTTAAATCGGATGCCCTGTACCTCTTCTTGCTTACGGGCTCTGAGCTACCTGTTGCGCTGCCTGTTGAAGCAGCCCTTACAGACGCAGAACGGGTGGATTTTTCAACTGGCTTTTCACTTGTGGCATTTGCGCGTTTCCATTCGTTAAAAATGTAATTAGCACTTTCAATGTTCATGTCGTGATTAGCTTCGTTAAATAACCTCATCCTCGTATTATCTTGAGAAATCCAGTCTATAAACTTCTGATCCTGTACGATTTGCACCATATCAGGATGCCTTGCCATGATTTGCTGTGCAGCATTCTGCTGTTTAAGCTGCAACAACTCCTCTTGCGTCTGTTTAAGAGCTGGGTGTTCCTCTATAGATTGCTTGATAGCACGTTCAGGATCACCAAAATAATCTAACTCTTCTTTAGGCTCGGCTGACTTTTGTTCTTGGAGCTGGCCCTGGATAAAAGTATCTGCTTGTTTGTACGCATCAATTTGTTGTCTAGCATCTCTAACTTCTTGAGACTGCCTTCCAATCATAACTTCTTGATCTGAAAGCATTTTTTCCAAATCTTCGCGTGACTTTGAAGCAAATTTAGATTCAGGCTCAGGAGGGCTTTCAGGGGCTTCCCCCTCAGTGCTTATCTCCTCTACGGATGCCGCCTCTACATTATCTTCGGACTCTTCGTTTAAAAGTTTTGCTGCCATAATTAACCTCGGAAATTACAAGACCTATCGGCTACCTTGTTGCGAAAGACTACGAGTTAGCTACCTTCCGCTCTGCTTTGATTCTTTCTTGCCGCATTTTAGCCCACTTCATCGTAGCAGTAGGATAATCCCCACTAATCGGATCAATAGCTAAACTGGGACAAGAAACTACTCTGGTTGACTCTTGATTGCAGATGTCACAAGTATCTTGATAAACAGATTCATCTACAAGCCTTTCTACATAATGCCCATCAGGACATTTAAAGTCATAGATTCTTTTCATCTTCGTTTACCAATAACTCAACCTGAGTTTCTAAAGAAGCTATAAAGGCGATAATATTTAATTGTCCCTTACGGAACTGCAAATCATCGTTGTCTTTAGTCGCTTCTACTGAATTACATTCTTCCTTACTTTTGGATAAATCCTCTAGTAATATTTTCCAGCCTTTAGTACGAAACATATCGTACATGGCTTCAACATATTTTTCAGTCTCCTTATCCATATTAAATTAACATAAGTCCCTATTAACGAACAATTAGTTATTTAATTGCATCTTTCTGTTTTCAATATTAACTCGTTCCTGTTCAACGCCTAAACGCTCCTGCTCAATCCCTAGCTTTTGTTCGTCTACAAGCGTATCGGCTATCTTAGCCCTTCTCATAAATTCATCTTTATCCATCTCGCCTTCGGCTTTCATTGTTGTTGCCAAAG